GGCGAGATAAATCAGAAGGGAAAACTGCGATAAATCCGGGAAGGGACGAAAAATAAGGGGAAATAGCGTGCGGGTAAAAACAAAAGAATTGTGCACACGACAACAACAAAACGGGCGCGGTCAAACGCGGGTCAGATAGCCTTCCAATATCTCCAGCAGCGTATTCTGTGCATGGTCTTGTAAGCGGCCATCGGGGTAGATTGGAAGATACGGCCTCGCCGGGATTGTCTTTCCTGGAATCATGCTACGAGGACTGGTAGTGCCGCCGAATTGATGCATTGCGGCATAGGCCTTGTTGCTGCCAATCCGGGCGAAATCAGGCCCAAAACTGGACTGTACTGACGCGGCGAGACCAGCGGATGATACCTGCAGCATCTTGCCAGGCCATGCTTTTTTCTTCTTGCGAAAAGGAATCGTGGTTTCTTCGGAGAGTGCAGGCCAAGGGCCGAGCGGGCCTGATTGCGTCTCGAAATTGTGTTCAGCCTCGCTAGCCATGGCCTGAGCGACGTCCGCCATCACCGGCGACATATCCTGCATGCGGCTCTCAAGCCGGCCGAGCAGCGCGCGCACGGCCTCATCTTTAACTTCGATGATGATCAGATCGGCCACTACACACGCCTTACTGAATAATTTCCTGAAGCCCGGCCAACGACAAGGCATCGACCTTGGTGGCAGAGAGCACCGAGCCCTGCTTGTAATCCACCGACACCTTGATCACCTGGCCTGCCTCGACCGGATAGGCATAGATGATCGTCTGATTCGCCGCATCCCAATAGCGTTTCGCATTGAGCAACTTTGACGGCAGCGCATCCCATTCCGGAAGAGTCAGAGAACTGTCCGTCAGCGCCTTGTCTGCCACGGTGAACAAGGGGGACGTCACGCTGACGCCCTCCTTTTCCAGCCAGGCCAGATCCGCCTTGCTCGCAACCCCCAGCGTCATCATCTTGCCCTGAGGCATTGTATTGCCGGCCTCATCCAGCACGCCGGACATCAATACATTTGACACAAAGGCCTGCCACACTTTTTGCTTGGCCCCGCTCGCGATGATTTCAGCCGCAAAATCCACGGCCTGATCCGCCAGCGCCTGTTCCGCCTTTTTGTACAGAAGCTCATCCATGATCGGACTGCCGTTACACGGGCTCGAATTGAAGCCCGGATCGACCCACATGGTTGACCAAGAACCGTCCACTGGGTCCTGCACCTGTATCCCATTCACCGTCGTCTTCGCGACCTCACCTGTCACCTTGTCCACGCCGGCATTCACCACCTTCGAAACCATCTTGCCTGCCGATGACTCAACCTTCAGCCCCTCTGCAGCCACCTGGCCCTCGGTCAACGCGCGCGTTCGGCACCGGCAATTGAAACCATTGGGCGGATACATAACCTGCCACATCGGATCATCCTTGCGGAACACCCGACCATGCAGCGCAGCATGCCCCGGCCGGGTACGCGAATCCATCACCGCCACATACATAAGATAGACGAACGATTTTGCCTGCATCTGCGCCTTGCAGCGTGCCGCCATATAGGCCGACTGCAGATTGGTCTGATAGATCGTCTTCAACCGCCGGTTCGAACCCAGCTGCACTAGCTGTGCATCCAGGGTATCCGGATCGACCACCACGTCCTTGCCCCACCAGCCTTTCTTCTGCAGCGTCGGCGCCAGATTCTTCAAAAAAGTATCGAACGTCTCGCCCTTCTCAAGCGCGCCGGTCACCGCCCCGCCGATATCCTTCAGGATGTCCAGTTTAGTTGCCTTCGCCACCGTGAACGCCTGCGCGTGCGCCTCATCCAGCATTTCTTGCCAGTTGAACGTGATCTTGTAGCCCTTGGCCTTCAGATAAGCCACCGCCTCTTCGGGCGGCATATTGAAGACGGCGACAGGTAGCAGCATGGATTACCTCAGCAAGATCAACAACAGCGCCTCGTCCTCCTCGACGCGGCGGCGTGGCGAGCGGCCGACGCTGCCCGAGGCGGGGCGGGTAGACGGCGAGGCCGGCGGCGTGGGGGTGACGTCTTCGGGCAGTGGCCAGATACCGAGCCGCGCCATGGCCTGGCTGCCAAACCCCACGCCCAGGGCGAACGCTGCTCGTTGATTCAGCTTCATTGCCGAGACACCGTGCCGTTGCCGTGGCTATCCATGGCCAGTGCCAGGACGATGTCACCGAACTGGATCTGGGTATCGCCCTGGTGGACAGGTTTCGCTGCATCCAGCCCGAGCCGCCCCCACACCTCCGCCAGCCGTACCGCCACGGCCGCACCGGTGGCGTGCTGCCAGACGGCGGCGGCCACGGCCGCCGCGTCCATGCCGTCGGTGGCATAACGGTAGGTCAACAGGTTGGCACTACCTTGCAGGCGCGGCACGATGCCCGCTTCCGTCAGCCGCGCGCTGTCGAACAGACTGTCTGCGCCTTCGGCGAACAGGTTGCCGTAGAAGATGGTCTCGTGCGGGTAGTTAGCGAGCACGATCCGCCAACCCGATGCCGTCAATAGAGAGAAATCGGCGGAGGCATATTCACCGGTCGGGCGCAGGTTGCCGCCGGATCGGGCAAATGCCGGCAGCGCCCAATCATTGAGCGCGTGCCAGTCCACCCAGCGGCTCCACAAATCGCCTTGCACGTTGACGGAAAGCAAGGCCGGTGCCCCAGGCCCGCCGTCATAGAGGCGAAAACCGTTGCCGTCGGTCGAATGGCTGGCGCCGGGCGGCACCTCATAGATGCGTCGCCGGGCGCCGTCAAAATGCCAGGTCGGAGAGGCCATCGAACCCGGCGATCAGGCGGCCGTGTAGGACGGGTCGGCCGTCGGTGTGATGGCCTGGCTGCCGTTGGATGCACCCTGGATGAACCCGGTATTGTCCGGCTCGATGTAACCCGGGCGGTTCCAGGTCAGCACCAGGTCAATCGGCGTGTTGGGCGTATGGCCGCCGGTGTTGTAGGTGGAATAGGCCACCACGATATCCCGGCTGGCAATGATGGCCACGTCCTTCTGGTCGTTGCTGGATTCGTCCTTGAGGTACACGGGCGAGTCGGTGCCAAACGAGTCGGCATGGATCAGGCTCATGGTGCCGCCCACCGCCAGGGCCGGCGCTGTGACGGTCAGGGTGTAGATGGCGGGCCAGGTGCGGGCAATGCCGCCGGTATCGAACAGGGTCAGGTTGTTACGCTGGCTGGCCTTGTAGTTGGCCAGGTAGCTCTTGACCGAGAAGGCGTCGCCCGAGAACGAGGTAATCGGCCATTGCTTGTCGCCGCGCTTGGTCGGGCCGGTGCCGTCCGCGTTGACGTTGGTGGACTGCCGCCACAGGTAGTTGATCTTGGCATGCACCGTTTCATTGGTCTGGCTGTCGCCTTCGATGAAGCCATAGAAATCGTAGCTGCTGCCGTTCACATCGCCATGGTAGACGCTGTCCACATCCAGGTTGAAATCAATGTTGGCATAGATGCCGCCGGCGCCGATGACAGCATCGTCCACGGTCAGCTTCGGGTCGATTGTGTTGGCGGCGGAGATTGGGTAGATCTCGGCGTAGTTCACGGAGTGTTGCTCCATGACGATGGTCTTGTACGGTTCGGCCAGGCGGGTGTACCACGTGCCGCGCTTGTCGATGGGCGATCCGCCGTTGTAGTCATAGATCAGCACGAGCTGGTTGGCGTAGCCGGTCATCACGAACTCGTTGGGGGCGGTCAGCTCGGCGTCGCCGCTGTACCAGTAGGTGATCTGGTCGGTAGTGTCGTAGGCATCCGACGTGGAGCGCAGCAGGGCGTAAATCTTCGTTGCCGCCGCCGTCTTGCTCGGGCGGATTTCCATCGCCGTGTCGCGGTTGGCGTTGGTCGTGTCGGCATCATGCGGCTCCCAGCCATTGATGGCGGCGATCGATTTTGCGCGCGGCTCGATAGAGGTAAATGCCGGGTCGTATCGGTCCAGGTCTGAGGTGTCCCACAAATCGACCATCTTCGATGCCAGGATGATGCCCTGCACGCCATCCACGAAGTCGAGCGCGCCGGATTCAAGGTATTGCCACGTCTTCTTGAAGGCGACGATGT